AGCCTAATGAGTCTACTTCAGGTTTGCCTAATCCACTTAGCGGTGGCGAGAGAGGCTATCCTGTTCCAAATCTTCCTCAAACATCTTCTAGTGATATGCCTCCTACTAAAGGTGCTCCAGGTTTAGGAACTTCTGCTATTCAAGTTCTACAGGCAATTCTTATTGCTAATGGTGTTCCTTCAAATATTGTTTATGATAAGAGAACTTCTGATTTTTTTATTGAAGCAAAAGCCGATGGTGTTGATGAAAGTAATATTCCTGATCTTTTCTTAAATCTTGACCAGTATACTACATCAAAAGGTACAACAATATCTTCACCATATTATGAAACATATGGTAAATTTAATAAGCAACTTACTGCTGCTGGTCAAGCACCTAAGAAAGCATCTGATCTTGTTCCTTTAGTTGAAGGATACAAGGATCTTGTTAATCGTTTTGGTTTTGATAAAAAGTTTGCTGCTGATGATTCTATTCAAAAATATTTGATGAATGATGTTTCTGTTTCAGAGTTAAGCGAACGTATGGCTACTGCAAAGATTCGTAGCACGAGTGTTGATCCAACTTATGAAAAAGCATTAAGAGATTTGGGTTACATTAATTCTTCACAACAATTGCAAGACTTCTTCCTTGATCCTGCTATTGGTAAGCAGGCTCTTGAGCAACGTCGTGTTAGTGCTGCTGTTGCTACTGAGGCTAGTCGTCAAGGTCTTTCAATTTCTAATGCTAAAAATATTGGTGCTGAGTTAATGGCTCAAGGATATAACGAAGAGCAAGCATTATATAAGGCTCAACAAGGTTATGCTGCTATTAAACAAAATCGTGATCGTGAAACATTCTTATCTAGTATTTATGAAGGTAAGGGTGCTTCTGCTGAACAGATTCAAAGCGAATTGGAAAGTGAACAATTCCTTGGTGTTCAATCTGAACGTTTAAAGAAATTACGTACTTCAGAATCTAACCTGTACCAGGGACGTACAGGTATGGCTCTGCCGTATGGTGCTACGCGTTATGGCGGTTTAGGAACCGCAGGCGAAGGCATTCTATAAGACTCCATGTAGAGCGACTGGTACTACATGCGTATAAACACCAGAAGCACAAGCCAGACGAGATACCCCTGTTTCGTTTTGTGGTGTGCGCCTAACTAACAAGAAAGGGAGTGGTTGCGTATGAGCAACGACCGTGACAACTATTGGGATGATGAAGAGGAAGAGTTTGATGATTCTTCTTTTCAAGGTAATGAAACCGATTTGGTCAAGCAACTTCGTAAGATCGATCGCGCTCAAAAGAAGCGTATAAAGGAACTTGAACAGAACCTCGGTGACTTAACTAAATCTCAACGTGAACGGATTTTGCGAGACGTTTTCTCGTCTCGTGGAGTCAATAGTAAAATTGCTGCCTTTGTGCCTTCAGATGTTGAGGCTACTGAAGAGGCTGTTAATGCTTGGCTGGATAATTATGGTGATGTTTTTGGTATAGAAAAGCCAGAGTCGAAAGCACCAGTTGTTTCAGAGACAGACATGATGGCATTGAGGCGTATGGATAATTCTATCCAAAACTCTTTGGCTCCAGATAAGACAGAAGATTTGTCCATTCGCATTGCTAATGCAAAATCGCCAGAAGAAATTCTGGCTTTATTGAATGGTCAATAACCACTACATGAAAGGTTGGTATAATGGCTGACGCCTATACCTCTGCTGCCCTCCCGTCAGGGCAGTCAGGCACTGTGGTTGGTGCTAACCTTGTTACGCAGGCGTACGATCGTCTCGTTGAGTTTCAACTCCGCGCGACCCCTCAATTTCGTGCAATTGCCGACAAGAAAGTAGCCGACCAAACCCACCCTGGTTCAAGCGTATTGTTCCAGATTTACAGCGATCTTGCTGACGAGTCACTCGCTACAGCAACCCTCACCGAGACTGTTGACCCAGATGCAGTTGCAGTTCCTGCAACCACCACCTTGGCTGTCACACTTGCTGAGTATGGTCGTACCGTAATCACCACCCGCAAGTTAGACCTGTTCTCACTTGCTGATGTTGAGCCTGCTGTTGCAAACATTGTAGCATTCAACATGGCTGCTACTTTGGACAATGGTGTTGCTGCTGTTCTTGACGGTGGCTCGAACTTCATCCGCGAATCCGCTGGATCACTTTCGACCTCTGCTGCTAAGACCACAATCACCGCAACAGACACACTCAAGGGTCGTGACATCCGTCACGCAATCACCAAGATGCGTGCTGCTAACGTTGTTCCTCGTCGTGGAAACTTCTATGTTTCCTACCTACACCCAGAGGTTTCTCATGACCTCCGTACGGAAACCGGCAACAACATTTGGCGTACCCCGCACGAATACCAAGCACTTGACAATCTCTACGCTGGTGAGATTGGTGCTTGGGAAGGTTGCATCTTCGTTGAGACTCCACGTATGACCAACAGCCAATCAGGTTCAGGTACTGGTGGAACTCAAACCCGCGTCTACAACTCCTATGTTCTAGGTGCTCAAGCACTTGCTGAAGCAGTTGCTGAAGAGCCACACATGACAATGGGTAACGTTGTTGACAAGTTCAACCGTTTCCGTCCTGTCGGATGGTACGGCGTTCTTGGATGGGCTCGCTACCGTAGCGACGCTTTGTGGCGCATTGAGACTGCTTCTTCGGTTCGTCCGAACGCATAGTCTTTTCTCTTGTGTTGGGGGGCGTCTTCGGACGTCCCCCTTCACTCAACCTGGAGGTTTGATGGCTTACTATTTTTCTACACCGTATGTTGCTGAAGGTCCTATGGCATACAACCCTCTACATAGTCGTTTTAAAATTAATCGGGGGATTACTGTTATTAACGAAGGTGGCGTTTATCGGGAGACACGCTATCCTTCTCAAGAAGAGTTGCAGGCTGCTACTAGATATTATCTTGGTGGTATCCGTTACGAGGTTACTTCTGCTGAAAAGACTTCTCTTGAAGCAGCAGGTTATACGGTGGAAACTGTATGAAACATTTAGACGAACATCCCGAACCTGTTGAAGGTTGTTTCGGTTGCAAGATTATGGGGATACAAATCAATACTGGGGATTTTAAGGCTGTAAGAAAATGAAACATTTAGAGGATCATCCTGTTGCTGTTGAGGGATGTTTTGGTTGCAAGGCTATGGGGTTACAGTTAAGTCCTGGTGCTGCTAGAAATACTGGTACTGGGATGAGTGACAAAGCATGGGATAACGAGTTGGATGCGTATCGTGCTGCTCGTTCTCAAGGTATTCAACCTGATGGAACTAAATTAAATAAGATCCGTAAGGCTGTTGAGTTAAGCGATAAGGTTGGGGCTCCTTATGGGACTCCTGAGTATGAGAAGAAAGCCGTCGAGAAAGTTATTGGAGGATTGTAATGGCTGCTAAGAAAATGGTTGCTAAGAAGATGGTCGAGAAAAAGACTGGCGAAAAGTATGCTAGCAAGAAGGCTATGGCTAAGCATGAGAAGTCTGAGTCTAAGGCTGAAATGAAGAAGGAATATGGCAAGTCTTACAAGAAGGGTATGCGCTAATGTTAGGCAACTCTAAGAAGCCAACACCTATAAATAAGAATACAAAGTTTGTGGATGCAAAAGATTCACTTGATAGGACTGCTCCGGTTAAAAAGGCAGCACAAAAACTTACAAGTTTAAATTCTAATCTTGATAAAAAAGCAACTAGCAAACCTAAGCCTAGTCCTTCTCCTTCAACGTTTGACCAGAAGGCTGCTTGGACCGAGAAAGAATTTTCTCGTTTGCGTAAAATGGGTTTGCCTATTGATAAGGCTCGTGAGCAGGCTGCTAAGAAATATAAGATCAATCCGAACGGATACACGAACTAATGAAGAAAGCACATCCTGGCTTTAAAGCCGTTCAAGAAAAGATTGCTAAGAAGCAGGGCGTTTCTATGGAACGTGCTGGCGCTATCCTTGCTTCTGGTGCTCGTAAGGCTGGCAAGAAGGCTGTTGCAGCCAACCCTCGCTTGAAGCGAGTTACTGGGGTTAAGAAGGGCAAGTAATGCCTAAGACTCCAGCATGGCAACGTAAAGAAGGACAGAACCCTCAGGGCGGTTTAAACGCTCGTGGAAGGGCTTCTGCTAAGGCTGAGGGTCATAACCTTAAGCCACCCGTAAAAAGCGGCGACAACCCCCGTAGAGCCTCATTCTTGGCACGTATGGGGAACGCCCCTGGACCTGAGCGCAAACCTAATGGGGAACCTACCCGTCTGTTACTGTCCTTGCAGGCTTGGGGTGCTTCCTCTAAAGCGGATGCCCGTAAGAAGGCTGCTGCTATCAGCGCTAGAAATAAGGCGAGTAAGAAATGAAAAAAGTTAATCCTAAAGTTAATAAGGTCATGCACGAGTTTAAGACCGGCACTCTCCATTCTGGCTCTAAGAAGGGTCCTGTTGTGAAGTCTCGTATGCAGGCTATCGCTATCGCTTTATCAGAATCGGGTAAGGCTAAGAAGAAGGGTAAGAAATAGTGGCTATTGATAAGTCCAAATGGAATCTTGGTATTAAGGTTTCTCAAAAAGTTATTGATGAAATCAAGAAGCAGGGTATGACTGCTGCTTTGAAGAATGTTAAGACAAGTGGCAACGCTGAATATGTTGAAGGTGTCCGTCGTCTATATACACCCGAACGTGTTGTTAAAGTTCTAGGACCTGTTCAGGGACCTACATGGCGTGTGTCTACTGAAGATAAAGCAAACTATCAAGGTTCATACCAGACTGGAGCACAGACTGCACCAGCAACACCACCTAACTCTGGCTTGAGTGGAACTGTTGCTGCAGCATTAAAGGCTCCTGTTGCTTCTCCTGTTAATCCTTCAATTGCCAAGAAAGCAGCACAGCAAACAACATCAGCATCAGTAGGTCGTGGAGGAATTGCTGGTGTCGCTAAGAAACCTGTTACACCTAATATGACTCCTGCTCAACAAAGAGTTATTGTTGAAGCAAAGAAAAAACTGCAATCAAAAGCAGCAGCATCTGCAGGTCGTGGCGGTATTGCTGGTGTTTCTAAAAAGAAATAAAGATTTAATTAGTCTTAACAAATAATTTTATTTAGAAGGGTTGCTCGTGGCTAACACGTATTCAAGCATCATTGACGAAGTATTAATTAACCTTAACGGTTATACCATGCGTCAAGATCGTACAACACACTTAACCTCAGCCATAACATCTTCTGATACTGTTTTACCTTTTAGCAGTATCACGAACATTGGCAAAGGTATTGTCGAAATTGATGACGAACTAATCTGGTTGGATACGTATGACCGTGTTTCATCAACAGGATCAGTACCACCTTACGGTCGTGGCTATCAAGGGACAACCGCAGCATCACACACGTCAGGAACGAAGGTTACTGTTTCACCAACGTTCCCACGTGTGATGGTGAAGAAAGCAATTCAAGACACTATTGAAGCATCTTTTCCTCACCTTTTTTCTGTAGAACATACTACATTAACTTATCAGGCTACTAAGAGTACCTATTCTTTGCCTGCAGATATTCAATGGATTACTCAAGTATCGTGGCAAACAACTGGTCCTTCAGGTGAATGGTTGCCTGTTAAAGGTTGGCGTCATGATTCTATGGCTAACCATACCGCATACACTAGCGGTAACACTATCGGTATCTATGACCGTATCACTCCAGGTCGTACCGTAAATATTTCTTATGCACGTAAACCACAACAAATGGTTAACCCAACTGATGTGTTTGAAGATACTACAGGTTTGCCTACATCCTGTAAAGATGTTATTGTTTATGGAGCAACTTATCGTCTCCTACAATTCATTGATCCTGCACGTCTTAACTATTCTTCTGCTGAAGCAGACTTGAACGATAGCAAACTTCAATATGGTTCAGGTGCTTCTAGCGCTCGTTTCCTTCTCGCAATGTATCAACAACGTCTTAATGAGGAAGCAGATAAACTCCGTGACGCTTACCAAACCAGAATCCACTACACGAGGTACTAATGACTACGCGTAATTATTCCACTATATCCCAGGAAACAACACTTACAGCAGCATTAAGTTCTTCTGCTACCACTATGACTGTTCAAAGTTCTTTGGCTTTGTTCGGTGGCACATCTGTTGCTTCTGGTCAAACCTTTACTGTT